CATGGATCGTCTGCTCGCTGCCGACAAGGACCGCAACGAGCGCGTCCTACTAGAGACGCTTGCCGATCTCGGCCGCATCGGGCGCACCGGGCAACGACTTGCCGACTACCTCGCACGCATCGCTGCCAATGATCCCACGCAGCGTGAAGCGATCAACGACCTACTGAGCGCATGGCGACACGCACTCAGCCACTGAGCAACAACTGGCGCTGCCCGATCTGTGGTGACGCCTACTCGACACCCCGACCAGTGCTTGGCGTGCTTTGCGCACCTTGCACCAGAAAGAACCGAGGAATAGCACGATGGATGAAACCCGAATCGACCACCGAAGAACCGCCGCAGGATGCATAGCGGTGATCGCCCTACTTGGCGCAGCCTTTGGGCTCGGACGCTGCAGCGCACCAGCAGAAGCACAAGAAGCACAACCAGCACCCGACCCCGTTGTGTCTCTTGGCAATGACAACACCATCGACGCCCATGTGGCGATCGCCGAGCTGCTCACCACGCTCACCACGACGACTACGACCGCTGTCCCGCAATACCGGAACAGACCAGCACCGCCACCCTCGAGCGACGCCAGTCGCTGGGACCAGCTCGCACAATGCGAGACAGGCGGCAACTGGTCAGCGAACACCGGCAACGGCTTCGGCGGCGGCCTGCAGTTCATGCACCAGCGCAGCTACTCAACATGGCTGTCATTCGGCGGCGAAGAGTTCGCACCACACCCGTGGCAAGCAAGCCGAGAACAACAGATCGACATCGCCGAGCGAGTCCTGGCTAGTTCCGGCTACGGCGCTTGGCCTGGCTGCTCACGAAAGTTTGGGTGGCTGTGATGAACGCCGACGAGGTCAAGCGCTGCGCGAAGTGCTGGCGCTATCTGCCGCTCAGCGACTTCGGCCACGACGGTCGCACACGCGACCACCTGACCTACCGCTGCAACGACTGCAGAGCGATCGTGCCGAATCAGCCCGACAGCGGCACCGAAACAGCCGAAACGGCTGCCAATCGGAACGACCACGCCGACAGAAAACCCAGCGGCAGATTCATCGCCAATCCTCACTTCCACGGAGACCACTAATGCCAAGCATCAAGATCAGCAAGACCGCACTGCCCGACTCGCCAGAGAAGATCGTGCTCTACACAAACGACGGCGGGCCGCTCGGCATTCTGCGCTTCACCTACAAGAACGGCATCACCAGCGTGCTCGAGTACGCACCAGGGCAAGAACCGCACCGCCACTACCCGCTGCGATCAAAGCACCGTCAGCGATGAGCTACAGACCTCACGGCTCACACCGCCGCTATGCGACTGACAAGTGTCGGTGCGAACCATGTCGGCGCGCTTACAGGGAATACAAGCGGGCCAACCGGCTCGGCAATCTCCCCCTGTCGACGTACTCGCTTCGCTGGCCACTGCAGCCGCTATTCGATGCAGCAGGGACTACCGAGTACCTCGAGCTCGCAGTGCGAACTGGCTTTCCAGCACGAACGATTCACCGCTGGAAACACAACGGCATCCCAGATCACAACGCAGACCGAGCAGCGGTTGCCCTGGGCTTGCACCCGATGACCATCTGGCCGAACTACTGCGACGAACTGGAGCCTGCAGCATGAACAACGAAGAGATCGAACAGGCAATCGACGGGCTGAAGCTGCAGCGCTTCTGGCCACACCCCGAAGACATGGTGCTCGACGCCGGCAGAGCACTTGAGGCCATCTACGAACTGCAGGCTCGCTACGACATGATGACCACGCTGGCCAATGTCACCGCCGACACATCAGCCGACCGCATCGACGAGCTGCTGGCACGCATCGAAGAACTTGAGCAACGCAATCGCGCGCTCGAGGTCATGGTCGACCGCATGACCAGCAAGGACGACTGGGAGATCCTCATCGACATGCAGCGCGATCAGTTGAAGGTGCGCAAAGCGTTCAAGAAGGTCATCAAGCAACTCGACGATCTGAACCGGGACGTGGCGTGATGGTTCCGAGCGTGCGCCTCATGCACGGCGACTGCCGAGAACTCATCGCCACACTTGAGAACGAGTCTGTTGCCTCAATCGTCACAGACCCTCCCTACGAACTCGGCTTCATGGGTAAGAAATGGGACAACAGCGGCATCGCCTACGACGTGCAGCTGTGGACCGAATGTCTGCGAGTGCTGAAGCCTGGCGGCCACCTACTCGCCTTCGGCGGCACCCGCACCTACCACCGAATGGCGTCAGCGATCGAAGACTCTGGCTTTGAAATCCGAGACTCGATTCACTGGTTGTACGGTTCGGGGTTCCCGAAGTCTCACGACGTTTCGAAAGGGATTGACAAGCAGCGCTATGACCGGGACGACATCTACAAGGTCACGGCATGGATTCGCAAGGCACGAGACGAAGCAGGCGTCACAAATCGCGACATCGACGCAGCGTTCGGCTTTGCAGGTATGGCCGGCCACTGGATAAGCGCCAAGTCACAGCCCGCAGTCCCAACGCTTGACCAAGTGCCTCCGCTTTTGGACGTGCTCGGAATGACAGTTGACGACATACCCGACGACATCCGACGACTGCTGTGGGATCTCAACGGCAAGAAGGGCCAGCCGGGCGAGAACTGGGCCAGGCGTGAAGTGGTGGGCAAGCGCATCACCGGCGCTGCCATGTCCGGCAAGGCAACTGGTGAGGCACTTGGGACTGGTGGCACTTCCTTCGGCAGTGGTCAGAACGAGGTCAAAATCACCGCCCCCGCAACACACGCCGCGAAGCAGTGGCAAGGATGGGGGACGGCACTCAAACCCGCACACGAACCGATCGTCGTCGCCCGCAAGCCGTTGATCGGCACCGTCGCCGCCAACGTGCAGCAACACGGCACCGGGGCGCTCAACATCGACGGCGCGCGCGTCGGTGATGGGCAGATAACAATCAACACGTTTGACAACGGGGCAAAACCTTTTGGCGGCGCCGTGGGTGAGCCATACACCTCTCGACAATCCGTTGGCCGCTGGCCTGCCAACGTCATCACCGACGGCAGCATCGACGCCGAATGGGTGCGCTACTTCTACGTCGCCAAAGCAAGCAAGGCCGAACGCAACGCCGGACTCAATGCCGCCAACACTCACCCGACCGTAAAGCCGCTAGCCCTAATGCGTTACCTAGTGCGACTCGTCACGCCGCCCGGCGGCACCGTCCTAGAACCCTTCGCCGGCTCAGGCACGACACTGATGGCCGCCATCCTGGAAGGCTTCGACGCCATCGGGTGCGAACTAACCGACGACTACCTGCCCATCATCGAGGGGCGCATCGCATGGGCACAGCAGGAACGTGCGAAGGCTAACGACTCACTGTTCGGCGACGCAGCATGAGCGCCCTCGCCCACGCGCTCGACTACGCCGAGCACGGTCTGCCGGTGCTGCCGATCAAGCCAGGGGAGAAGCGACCGCCGATGAGTGGCTGGCAGAACCACGCCACCACTGACAAGCCAACGATCGAGAACTGGTTCACCGGTCTCTATTCAGACCACGGCGTCGGCATCGCTACTGGCGGCACGATCTTCGCTCTCGACATCGACGTAAGCGGCGACAAGGCAGGCGACGAAACCCTTGCCGACCTTGAGCTGCAGTACGGACCACTGCCAGACACGGCCACGGTGCTCACTGGCTCGGGTGGCCAGCATCGCTACTTCCTCATGCCCGCTGGCGTGAGCATCAGAAACAACGCATCGACGGCGCTGGGCCCTGGTCTCGACATTCGTGGCGAAGGTGGCCAGTGCGTGGCACCGCCAACGATCCACCCGAACGGGCGACCCTATGAGTGGGACGGCGGCGAGATCGGCATCATTGCGCCGGCACCGAAGTGGCTGGTCGAATTACTGACGGCGCGCGCTGAACCTTCGCAACCTTCGCAACCTTCGCAGCACAGCGACTCAGACTCAGTGGCTGCGAGATACAACGATCACACCACATGGGCACAACTGCTCAGCAGCGACGGCTGGACGCTCGCACAGACCCTGCCTGATGGCGAGCAGCGATGGGTGCGACCAGGTAAGGACGCGCGCGAAGGGATCAGCGCCACAGTCGGCCACGGCGGCGGCGGTCAGTTGACAGTGTTCTCGAGCTCGATCGCTTGGCTGCCTGAGGGCAGTTACTCACGCTTCGGCTATTACGCCTGCCGTCATCACCAGGGCGATCGCAGTGCAGCTGCGTCACGTCTTTATGAGTTGGACATGGCACCGGTCAACGCTCTGCTCGATGCCATCAGCGTCACTGACATAACGCCAGACGTTATGTCTGATGTGCTCCCAACGCCGACCGATCGCGTAGAACTGGCGCACCTGGTCGACTGGACCAAATTCTGGGATCAGGACCACGCCGACGAAGAGTGGCTGGCCTACCCGATCATCCCGAAGGGCAGAGCCATCGCCCTCTACGCCCCAGCGAAGGCAGGCAAGTCCACCATCGTGCTGGCAGTCGCAGCAGCAATAGCAACCGGCCGACGTGTGCTTGGCCAGCGCCGAGCCGAGCAGGTTGACGTTCTCTACCTTGATTACGAGATGACCGAAGCCGATCTACTCGAGCGACTCGGTGAACTGGGCTACGGACCCGACGACGATCTGTCTCGGCTGCACTATGCGTTGCTGCCATCGTTGCCACCACTCGACACTCGAGAAGGTGCCAACGCCATCTTGGGACTCGTCGACAAGACCGGGGCGCAGCTCG